AATTCAACCGACAGGCAAAGCGTGGAATATGTATGGACCTCTCCATAACCATGGACGAGCTCGACTTGTTTATCCAGTCAGCAATCGATGTCAAACTGCTTTCAATGGATGATGAGGATTATCTGTATTCTGATTCGTTCCTGACCCGGATGTCCATCAAAGACGAAATCAGGCAAAAGCGGAGCATGGCAGCCAAGCGAAAGCATGAGCTGGCACAGGGCAAAGCACCAGAGAAACCAGAAGATGACGACACAACAGTTGATCTTGATATTTTCAACGCATGGAACTCCACTCCAGCTGAGGCACAACTCACAAGACACGTAAAACTATCTCCCAAGATGCGATCCAAGATACGCAGCGCCAGGAAGGAAGGATACACTAATGAGCGCATAATCGAGGCGATATCTAATTATGCAGAATGCCTAATCGACCCAAGGGCATATTACTTTGATTATAAATGGGATCTGATTGACTTCCTTTCCAGGGGGCTTTCCAAGTTTGCTAATAAAAATTGGAAGACGAACTTTGCCAGAACTAAGAACCATAAATACACTGAACAGGGAGGAGATGATGTCAAATTTGGCAGATAAATATCCATCGATATGTGGTGAGTTCCGACAGTATTTAATAATGGTCGGCTTGGAAATCAGGGACCCACATATCGTTGACCAAGTGGAATCGAATACCAAAAATATCCATCGGTATCTGATTACCGGAAAGGTGGGAACAGGTAAAACTGAAATGGCGAGACGCATCTGCAAGTATTCCGGAATGCGATTTATCCGGATGGAAACTTCGACCATGGCTAATTTACAGCAATCGGATATTTGGCAGATGATATCGGATCAGCAGATAATAGTAATTGATGACCTTGGGGCAGAACCATCTGCAGTGGTTCCCAAGGTGGAGATGGTATTGTATTCGGTTATAAAAGCGATGGAGCAGTATTCAGACATTGGACTGATACTGACCACGAACCTTGATGACTCCAAACTGAGGAGTTTTTATGGAGACCGCATATTTGACCGGTTGATGGGGTGGATGGTTGTATTTGAAACCAGTGGAAAGAGTTTTCGCAAGCAAAAAGCAAAGGTGGTGACAGCATGAAAAAGATTATTTACAGTGTAATGACTGCAATCGGTGATCTACACGCATGGCTAATTCGTAACAAAATTAACATCTGGCGATTTTACACTTGGATCGGGACCATGGCGATTCTTACCATAGTGCAGGAATGGGGTGTTCCGAGACAAGTCGATGTGCTTATTGGAGTGTTGAAATTCGCATTGATCCTATTGGCGATCATTACAATCCTGCCAAGCAGCGATGAGGTGCATGTGACCGGTAAACATGGACGGACTTGCCGGACCTGTGCGATGTGGAAAAAGTATTTTAATCCGGACACCGAGGAGTACTTTTCCGATGACTGCACAGGTGATGGCGACCGTCCTGCCTGTGAATGCTATGATCCGGAGTAAGTATGGACAAGAGCATATTTCCACAGCGACTGAATAAAGACGAAACAGCTGAACAGATCGCATCACGTTGTAAAATCCCTGCAAGCTATAATTGTTATGAATGTGCTTATCTAATCGGATGTATGCGAGGTCGAATGTATCATAAGACGCATATAATTAAAATAACAACCCGGGAGGAATGAATGAAACCACCAAAACGAGACACAATCAACTGGCTGAGTGTTGGAATGGGATTAATTATTTTTGGCGCAATATGTCAGCTAATCGCAGCTGTTTTGAGTGCAGGAGGACACTGATGGGGAAAAACGTATCACATGAAAAATACTTTGAAAAGGAGTTTGGATATTACTGCCCCATGTATGGATGTCTTTACGTAAAGATTCCGGACGCAATAATGACCGGTGACCGCATCGATCTGATTAAAATGCGTGGCAGATCCGATGAGCAGAAAAAGCCCTTTGATGGTATTCTGATAACTCCGCAGGGCAACCTGTGCCTGGAGTTCAAGTATGCATACGGAAAGCTGCGACCCCACCAGAAAGACTGGATGGAGGAGATTAACCGGATCAATGGCAGTTTCTTTGTTTTACTTAAACGTGAGCTGAAGACCGGGTCCACTTACTACATATTCAAAGGTGGACATCTGGTGCATAAAAACACATCGGTAAAGCCAGTGGTTCATTTTCTAAAAGAGTATGCCAAAAACGGAGAGATACCGCAGGACGAGGTAAACTTCGATCTATCAAAGCAGAGATATGGATTTATTGGCAGCACTGCCACCGAATCTGCACAACCTCGCAGATATTCCATCAAAGACGTAACAATAGACGAACCAGTGCCAGTTGTTCGCACAGAACGAATAAAAGGCGAGTTTAAGATTGGCAATATGCCAAATCCCAAGGTTGCTGAGTGGAACGGGATGCCGGTTGTAAATTACAATGATGACCAATATGCGGTGCTGGTGCCAAAGGAATGGATCGACTATTCGATAAATACGGTCAGATTTGGAACATTGAAAGAGGGAGGTAATTGAAATGAAAGTTTTAGTGATTGTGCTCATTGTGGTTGCAATAATTATATGGGTGTGGTTTACTCGAAAGTTCAAGAGAAAAATAAGAAAAATCAGGAGCGAATACTGTGGACTGCATGGACACGACTTTATTGGTCGACAGTATAATGTTAACTCGGAAAGCGGTGACGCGACCGGGTTCCGATACGTCCAGGTGTTTTGTAAAATGAATATTACGTTCTGCCGGCACTGTGGATTAATAGATTCAAGGGGATATATTCTGGTCGATGGATACCATAGTGTTACAAGACCGCGTTCGGAGGCTGATCTGTTTAGAACATACAAAGACATCCACCGCGTTCATGAAATCCTCATGTATGATTCTCCTGAGCAAACACACATCCATCGATTTTTCATGGAAACAGACAGAGAGTGGTATTCACGTGTTTTCCGCGGTTATGGAGGCAAAAATGCCTGAGTGTATTTTCAACCCGGCAGGACATAAACTTCATGTTCCGCAACAGCATCTTACCAGACGGAAACCATACCCGACTGCTCCGTTTTACCAGTATCCGTTTACGGTCGAGTGTGCCAAGTGCCATGCTCGATATCTAATAACCTGTAAAACAGAATCGGAAAGAGCCGTTCAGATGGACAAGTATCCTCGGCTCCCGGTGTTTCCTAAGTGAGGTGATTATGGATACACGTAACGGAAACATCAGATTATTGAAACCCGGAGAGAGTCCCAATCAGTATGAGCGACAGATGGTCATCCCTCCAACAGAATGGCAAAAGAAAAGAATGAAAGTCGGCAGGAATGACCCTTGTCCATGTGGTTCTGGATTGAAATTCAAAAAATGCTGTTGGAAGTCATTATTGGAGAATGTCTAATGGAACGAGTGGAGAGATGGCAATGTGGATACTGCAGAAAGGAATTCAAGACTCCGGATCGGCATTTTTGCCGGAAAGACCCGGCTAATAAATCATGTGCAAGCTGTGGAAACAGACAATGGGAATATGAATCAGACGATGATTATAATGACCACCAGGTTCCATATTGCCAATATGCTGCAGATAATGAATGGGGAGATTGCACACTTTTATGGTTGTCCAAGCATCGGCTGGACTGGTTTGATATCCGGAAACCTCACTTTATTGTGAACTGCCAGCATTGGATTCCAGACAATCCAAAGCCAGCGAAAATCAATCTGGATAAATTGAGACAACGAATCAAGGGGAGGTTGTCTGATGTTTTTCAAAGATGAACACATACTTCCAATTATCTCCGGAAATAAAACGCAGACTCGAAGGAAAATCAATCGAACCGGGAAGTGTCCATACAAACCCGGGCATGCTTACCAGTGCAGAGATAACTATTCATCCGGAGCTTTCGCACACATCCTAATAAAAAGCGTCAGACAGGAGCGATTGGGAGAGATTACGGATGAAGATGCCATTCGGGAAGGATATGCCGACAGAATCGATTATTTGGCAGCCTTTGAAAGGATTTACAAGCGCATAGACCTGGATGAGATTGTGTGGGTCATTGACTTTGAGAAAGTGGACGTTACTGATTACCTGGCTCTGAAATCAAAACAGGAAATCAAAAAGCAGGTGGATTCCATAAAGAAGTCATTGGATAAGATTATAGAGAGGTGCGAGCTATGAGCGTTTATCGTAAATACATCAGGTTTTCCGACTGTATGCATAAATGCAACGGAGAGAAGTGTGAAAATGCACATCGTGGTATGAAAGCCGGAATGCGAGCTGGATTATCCGGAATAATCACATGGAACACTTGCAGACATCCAAGTCTGGAACGACCGGGCAGGATTTCCAAGATGAGAAGATGTCCGAGGGATAAAGAATGAAACACACAAAGATTGACTGGTGCGAGTGGACATGGAATCCGGTATGGGGATGCAAGAATAACTGTCAAACTCCTGCAGGAAAACCATACTGCTATGCTCATAAAATCAATGAAACACATCCTCGCATAAAGGATTTTAATATTCCGGAACTTAGTGAGAGGATAGACGCACCCTTTCCTGCTAACGTCAAACTGATATTCGTAAACAGTATGTCTGACGTGATGTATTGGGAAGAGGAGTGGTTGGACAGAGTGCTGGACCGCATAAAGGAGAATCCGGATCGAGTATTCATTTTCCTAACTAAGGGATATCGATACTACAGGGAGCACCTTGCCAAAATGGATCTGCCAAACGTGATACTGGGACTGACCGCAACGAATAGACAGCAATTCGACCTTGTTTATCCGAAAGGATACTGGTTGAATACAGAGCTGCAGAAAGCAAAGACTCTGCTGAATATCGAGCCAATATTCCAAGCACCGCCATCAAATCTGTTCAGAGGCAATATCTGGTCATGGGTGATAGTTGGCGCTCTGCAGATGAATTATCGCACAGTCGACATCAGTGACCGGAGCATCCTGGACGGAATCCAGATTGCAAAAGATGTCCAAGAGACGAAAGATATGCCGGTGTATTATAAATCCAGCCTGTTATTCCAAAAGCATCTGCACTTCATTCATGGGAAAAAACCATACTTTTACCAAGAGTTTATTCCCGGCATGGAACCTTACAGAAAGCAGCTGCATGAAAAGAAAACGGAAACGGAACAGATCGAGTTGAAATTATGGTGACCAAAACACTTAAAGAATTGAATGATAGAACACTAATTGCAAACAAACGAGGAGGCAAGGTGAGAACACACATTATCGGGAAACTGATCGAAAACATCAAATCAGGAGAGCATAAAAAAGTGATGGTGCTTTTCCATTCAGAAAGTGCTGCAGAGGGTGGATATAATTTATTCAAATCGCTTTTAAATGCCGGATGCTATCCGCACTCATGTAATAGCAAATTTAAGAGCTTCCATTTTACTCATGCATCCGGAGATATTCAGGTCAAGTTTGCAGTGCTTGAAATTGGAAAACCGGATGGGATTCCATACGGATATAATTCTGAATGGTATGCAATAAATACACGAGGTGATGCCATGAAAGATGCATACAATTGCATTGAGGTTATTGCAGAAATCTTTACAGCTGACAACGGTCACAAGTTTGCCATGATGTATGGAAACGACCCATCTAAGGCAATGATGCACGACCGACATTGTAATCCGTATTGTGCAATGCTTTCTTATGACTTAGAAGGCGATGCCAAGTGCACGTTAAATAGAGGTGAGGTTCGACTTCAACTCGAGATAGCAAATGGCTGCTCTGATTTACAGATAATCAGATGCAAAGAGTGTTTAATAGCAGAACAGACCTGTAAAAGGCTGATTCAAACAGCAAAGGAGAAAAAATGCTGAAGTCAACCATCAAAGCAGTGCTGATCAATAGAGACAGCACAGAAACCCCGGTTCAAATCGTATTCAGTGACATGGAAGTGTCATCGGAGCTCGCAGAGCAAATCATGGAAGGAATGCTGGAGAAACTTCCGGAGTTCAAAACTTACACTGATGGAGAGGTCAAAATCTCCGACACTGAGGAATTCCCATTCGCCAGAGAAAAGAAAGACGAGCAGACCATCTTCAATGATGATGTTCCGGACCCTGCAGAAAACAAGCGTGGAAAGGGCAAAAAGAAAGATACTGCGCTAACCGATCCGGAAGATGGGGGCAGTGAATGATTGTTTTGAGACTGCTCTGCAGAACTGCCATGTTTGACGCTGACAAGAAATTTACCGGGTTTCAACACACATCATACCTGGTAAACATTCCCAATGATGTGCTCCTTGTGAATATCGGGAACATCCGACTCAACTATCAGGTTGTTGGCGCATCAGCAGAAACCATTAAGTCAGCACCTCGTCTGCGACTGCACCTGGCAGCGACATACTTTGCAACGGATGACTTCTCCCGGTCGGTTGCTAATACGCTGCATAAGACACACGTAATCCACTCAATTCCGAGAGTGCATAACAACATCGACTTGGCGATTCCGGAAATTTATGGAAGTGAAATTGACAACATTGAAGATGATTCTCCGGAAAATCCTGCACCATCCAATTGACAGAGATATGAGCTCTGCGGATCTTATTGACACGTGTATGTTGGCGCGGTCTATAAAAAATGTATTGACACTGATAATGGTGTGGATATTGATTGTGCTGATTGCTTGTGCCGTCCTCATCACCTCCTAAAGAAAAGGGCTGCCGGAAAACCGGCAGCCTCTTTTTTTGTCTGGAAGGGGGAGAACCAGGCAGACTAAATCGGCTCTTTCTTGAAGTAATCCTGCATTACTGGAAGTGCCAGCTTTTCAATAATCCTTTCAGTTCCCATCTGCTGCATCAGTTTTTTCTCTTTGGCAGTTAGCGATGGGTCGTTTTCAATCCGTTTCACTGCGTCTCGAAGTTTCTCTTCCGATGTCATCGTGATGGTGCGAGCTTTCTTTTCCGTTGCCTTTACGGAATCGATGATTTTCTTAATCAGAAACAGAACACCGTCTTTGACCCACCCAGGGACCTTGAACAGTGCTGCAAGTGTGGTGATCAGACCTACGATGAACATATAAAAAGCAGGGCTTTTCAACAGTTCAACCAGCAAAGGGATAATGGAATCAAAAAAGTTTCCCATAGTAATTAACTCCTTCTGTAGTTGTTGGTAATAAAATCAAGCAGCTGCTTATTGTTCTGCTTGGTTAGTTCCGTTAAATTCCGGATGTCCGATTTTATCTCTGTCAGCTGTTCTCCCAACTTCAATCCTTCGATACAAGAGATGCGCTTGTCCAGGTTGTTATAGAACTCATTAAATCTGGCAATGGTCAAGAAATGCGCATCAACATGAGATATCCGGTCTGCCAATCGTCTCTCATAAAGCTGACCCATGTTCTCCACTTTATTTTTAAGCTCGGTGACATCATCGGATATTTCGTTCTGCTTAGTCTCAATTTTCTCAAACTCCGACTTTGTTTTCGCATCCATCCTGCCTCTATTGTAAACAAATCCAATCACAATCACAATGATGTTGAGGAGTGTTCCTGCTCCGATATAAGTAAGAACCTGAGTCGCTGTCACCATCATATCGCCTTACTCAATAGCAGATAAATCAAACTTTTTCCATGTGGTTGCAGCGCCCTTATGGACTTCCGTAAGGATATATCCATACGAATCACCCATGACCAGCTCGCCAATATATCCGGAAGGACTGGTCGTCCCATCTTCGAGGTATTTTGATGTCTCGGTCAGCACTGCAGATCCATCAATGATGATGTCTGTGAATGAAAACAGTGAGAGCGCAACCGGGTCAGCATTCAAGAAAGCAAACAATGTGTCAAAATCAGTCATGATCTCGCCATTGAGGGTTTCCAGTTGGATTACCAGACACAGCGGATCAGTTTCATGCAGTGCACATGATAGTGCATTATCGCCAGTGCCTCCGACCAGTTGGAAAGACAGGTCGTTTCCTGCAGCACCCAGGATGTCTGCATGAGCAGTGAACAGTATCCCATTATCGTTTACCTCAACGAGCAGCCGGGTTGCCTGTTTATTGTTGACCATTTGCTCATCCGGAATGTACCTGGGAGGCGCAAATCCGTTTCCAATGGTTGCTCTGACCCTGTTGGCAACGAAGTCGATAAAATCCTGCACCGGGATGGCATCCACATTGTCACCCATGTTGGTCTTGTAAAGCGCAAGTGCCTTGTTGAGGTCCATGCTGTTTAAATCAATCACTTTATCCTCCTGTTGGATAGAATTTCATTATTCTTTTGCAGTTGCGAACGTCAAAATGAAACCAGCTGACGTTCATCTCTATTGCATTGATATGCGGAAACATCTCAGGGTCAAGTAAAATTTTCTGCCGGATGTCCTCTGCTGTATAATGCTTGAAGTGGCAGTCAGCTGCTCTTCCGAATCTATGCTGACTGAATGATGCACCCACCGGGTCATTGGGAGCACGGAACCCGGCACTGTCAAGAGAGCCTCCGACAGCCCAGTTGTTGACAAAAATAGCGCCATATTTATTCCGCAGGGCATCGAGGGTAATAAGCAGCCGGTCATCCAGAAAGCTCCACGCGACAGATCCGTATTTCTTGCAGATTTCCTGCGAAAACAGCTCATCGAGAGAGAACCACTTGGGAATGTAAATCGTCCCCATTATATTAGCCTGCACTGGATTGACACAAAGTATGCTTGTCCGGAAGTGACGGTTAGAACATACTTTTCCAAGTGGACGGTTCCAAGGGTCGTCTGTGTTCTTACCTGTATGTCGGCTGGATTCTGCATTTTAATCTTTC